TATTTATAATTTCTTTTGCTGTCGCTTATGCTGTCTAATTCATCCACAAACGCATTACCGTACCGTTTAATCAATCCTTTTCTATATTCTAATAGATTACCAGCAAGGTATTTATTACAGTGCGTATTACATTGTTTATGTACATTTCTTTCGTCAAACATTAATCCACTATACATTCCAGCAGAATAAAAATGACCACCAGCCCAATCTTTTGTATTTGAATTACCACAACTAATGCAAGGAAGCGAAGCATCACGCATTCTAATCCACTTTTGAAACGATGTTTTAGCTTCTGCTTCATATTGTCCCAAAGTCTTTAATTTCTCTTTTAAAACTGCTTTCTCCACCCTCCATTCTCTTTGCTCTTTTTGGGCTTTTAAGTTTTTAGCGTGTATAATTGCACAAGGAATTGAACAAATGCACTGGGCAAATTGTTTAGGAATAAATTTTTCTTGACAAACTTTACATTTTTTTTCTTTCATATTAAAATAATTCAGTTTGTTTAGTATTTGATTTAACTATAATTCCTAAAGCAGTTTCTAAAATAGTTTTACCAGCTTCATAATCTACTAAATTACGTGCCATTTTAGTAACCGATTGTTTTCCTTTATATTTTCTAAAATCATAATCGTGAAATTCGCAAAGTTTATTAACTTCTTCTTTTGCCGTACCTATTCCAATTGTTTTTCGCTCTTTTAAATCGTTTGGCAAAGTGAAATTTGTCCAGTATAAGTGCCTACCTCTTTTTTGTGCCTGTATTAATGGTTCGTAATATGGAATTACATTTTCAATACAATATTTTCCGTTATAAAAATTTTGTAAAAATAATATTTCTTCATATAAAAGCATTGATGGATATTTAGGTTTCCAACATTCCCTATTTTTTTGACTAATATTTAATCGGGTATGACTCGGACAAGGTGGCGAACTCCAAATAAAATCAAACTCTTTAAAGTGGTCTAATAAATATTGATGCGCATCTGCAACTATTACTGTATCATTTGGGAAACGTTCCTGATATAATCTCGCTGCTTCGGGGTCAAGTTCAACTGCTGTAACTTCTATATTTGCTATTTCGTCCCATTTATATCTATTCCCACCAAGACAAGCGTATAAGTTTAATATTTTATATTTTTCCATTACATATTTTCTTCAAATTGTTTCCTTAAAATCGTGTTTACTTTATTTGAAATAGAACTAAAATAAGTACTTTTAATCACTGTTTCACTATTAGCAGTAACATTATTCAATTCTTCACAAAGAGCCGTTAAATCAGTCTTATATTTAACCATATTAGCTGTTGTAGGTTTAAGTTCGTCTAAGCATTCTAATAGTAGTTGACTAAGGCAGTATAGTTTTGTCATTTCGATATTTTTCTTTTTGCTCATTTCTTTATAGTTATGTTTTTATGCTTTAATAACTCATTATCAATTATAGTTCGTACATCTTTTATTAGTAATATTTCTCTTTTATTATCAATTAAATTCCATCCGTGATTTTTTTCTAATTCTATTATTATTTTAGTTACTGTAATTTTCATTTTCCATAGTTTTTAGTTAGTTCGTGCGTATCTAATCCTGTAAAATCTATAATTAATTCTCTTAATCTTTCTCCAGCTTTTATTGCAAAATGTTCTTGAGTTTCTAAAGTATAGTTTTTATATTTGTCGTAAAACTTGTCCATAAATATAGTCTGAAAAATTAAAGTAGCATCTAATAAAGCATCATTTGAAAAGTTAGGTTTAATTTCTGCAACTTCTAAAAGTCCAGTTGCTACTTCTTTTAATATTATTTCGTAAGGATTCATTGCTCTTTAATTTTATAATTAGTACTCTTTTGGAACTCACGAATTTTATCGTTTAATTTCTCATCATTACCACCTTTTAAATATAGCTTTTTACGCTTTGAATAAAGTAGTAATAGTTCTTCTGTATCATTAATAATAATTTCTTTAATGTGTTTATTTAATTTCATTTAATAGTAATATTTTGGTTCTGATTTGAATATTTTTATTTGCTCTTGTGCTTCTTCAAGTGTTTTAAATCCATAAAGAACTCTATCTAAATTTGACAAATAACGCATTGAAAATAAACCAATTCCACGATTATCAACTCTTGTCCATTTAGGTATTATTTCAGATTTTCTCCACCATAAATAACCACTTGTTATTACTTCTTTTTGCTCTACTTGAACATAAAATAATTTATGATATTCTTGAACTCTATAATTCATTTTTTAGTTTTTCTAAATATAATATTAAATCCATTGCTTCTTCCTGTGCGTGTTGTAGCCATTCTAACGTGCTTAAATCATTTCTATCTAAAGTTACACCGTACTTTTTTATTCCTATTTCAGAACGTTGTTTAAATTGATTTATAATACTTTCAACTATTGTATCTTTTAGCTCTTTTGGTGGCTCTTGGTCGTCTAAATCATTCCAGTAATTATAACCCTCTTTTGTAGATTCCCAACAAAATGCTATCATTAAATCATCAGATTCTCGATTATAACGTTCAGTTTCTTTTTCTCTAATCTCCAACGCTTTTTCTCTAATCTCTTTCGGTAACTCGCTAATTTTCATAATTTATATTTTTATTAAATTTTCTATTCTACAAACTGATTCTTTTATTGTTAATCTTGGGCTAATAATTGTCCACAATTCTTTTGGCTTTTCTAAAACAGCAACGGTATCATTTATTTTTTTAATAGTATAAATATAGTCTCCTGTATTTATGTGTTTAACCTTGTCAAATACTTTCATAATTTTTAGTGTTTTAATTTCAACAAATATACAACTACTTTATTAATATAATAGTACTTAATTAATCTTTAACATTTATTTAACTTTTTAACTTCTTGTTTTATATAACTTTTCAAAATATCTTTTGCATAGCTTTTAAAGTAAAATTCATCTTTACTCAATTTATATAATATTTCAATTATTAAATTTAATTCTAATTTATTATTTTTCATATACTATTATATATTAATTATTATATACTTATTTATTTAATTATTATATTACTTTGAAGTTTAAAGTTGGTGAGTAAACAGAGGAAGCCTAAGGGAAAAACTGATTTCTCGTTAATCCAGATATAAATATTTTTCATTTTATACCTTTTTCCTCTGTTTGAAATTTACTTAGTTAGCCCGTCGTAGTTTCGTTTACAGTTGTACCATTGAACCCATTTTAGTACTTTAATAATAAGCCAAATTGTTGAAGTTTTCCCCTTAATTTCTTATTACGATTGTTTTTAGGAAACAAAAAACCCTTAACAAAGGACTAGACTACTTTGCTAAGGGTGTATTTTGCTTTTACAATTTGACCTCTTAAATCAATAAGTGTCTAGTCAAATTGATTTTACAAATATATAACTAATATTTAGATAAACAATACTTTAAAGCAAAAAAAAACCCACAAATAAATTGTAGGTTAAAAAAACATTCAGTCAAGTTGCTTTTATTTAGTCAGTTTGTGAGCAAACATTTTAATAATTGTACTCGGTTTAAAAATATTACAAAATAATCTTAAGATAAAACCCGCATTTGTTTTACTTGGGCTGTCCGTATAAGCTTTTGCTCCTGCATCTAATAAGTTTTCTACTTCTAATTTTTCCATTTTATCGTTGTTTTACGGTTGAAATTTGATAAATTGTTTCATTTTCAAACTTTTTGTTAGTTTTATTAAATTTTGATTGTGCCTTTATGACATTTTTGGGTATTAAAACTCTATAAATTGGAAATCCTAAAACATCCACTCCTATTTGTGTTGAAATTTCACTCATTTTATTCAATTGTTAAGGTTATTTCTTTTGCTACTTGCATTTTTTTAAATAATTTGTCAAAAGCTATTCTACTATTTCCAATAAAATCATTTGAACGTGTAGTTCCAACTAATATACAACCCTCGGTATCGTGATTAGAATTACCGCTGTGGATACGAACTCCATCAAAGTTAGGAACATTAGCTAAAAGTGGTAATAGTCGCTTAAATCGATTGCTTTGAGTAATAGATACGTTATAAGTACCTTTTGGAATAGCTGTTTCGCCTTTAATTTTAATTTCACGCTCTTTGTCCTCCAAAGTATAGCATTCAAATTTTCCATCAACAAATAATTCTCCAATAGTTGATAATTCTGTTTTGTGTAATCTTTTTAATAATAATTTCATAATTATTCTTTTTTATTTTTTTCCAATAAATACCACCGCCGAATAGTATATCCGACAGTTAACAAAAATACTACTAATTTCATAATAAAATCTGTATTTGCAAAAGTTAAAGCAAAATAAGTAGTCGTTAGTAGGCTTAATTTCAAATCTATAATTGTCTGTTTCATTTTCTTGGCGGTGTTGTAAAATAAAGTTTAACAGCTCCTAAAATAATAACTAAAATCTTAAAAGCAGTACCAACATACAAAGGTGCATTTAATTGGATTAAAAGGTCTGAAAATAAGTCTGTCGATTGGTCAAGTACTCCAAGTACTACCAAAATAAACGGTAAAATGTGGTTTCTATTTATCATTATTATAAATTAAAAATTGTGCATTATTTGGTATTTCTTGATTTACTTTTTTAAAAAATTCAGGATAGTCAATTAATGCTTGTTCTGAATTTTTTATTACTACGATATAGTCTTCTGATATTTGTATTATATGCTCCATATTATGATGTGAAATATTGAAATGAAATTCTTACTAATTTTGCTCCTATTGCTACTTGTGTAATTGCAAATTCAAACCCTGTATTTGCTAAATTTGAACGTATATAAGCATCAACTCCACCTGTAGCAAATAATATTTCAGAACTTTCAAATTTGCCTAAAATTGGATATAAACCATTAGAAGCCGAAGTTAAACCATCAGGCTTAATTGGTGTTGGTAAATCAGTTGGGAAAGTTAATGAAACAGCAGTATTTGAAGTTCCAGCAACTCCATAAACTAAAATTAAATTTCCTGTAACTAAATTACCAATTTGAACAAAATTATAAGAGTGATTTATTGAACCACTTGGTGCAGTTACTCCAGTCCAAGTAATTGTTCCCGTATATGCGGTTTTACCTATTTGTCTAAAATTAGTTTCAGTAGCATTTGTGGTAGCATTAGTATTATTAACTCGAATTGAGTAAGCACTCATACTTTTTAAAGCTAAACTTGTTAAATCTTGGTCGCCTGTATTACTTCCTGATAAAGTTGTAATTCCCAATTTAGAACGTAACCAAGAAGCTGTAATTTGAATATTTTTCCAAAGTGAAGTTGAACTTTCATACTGCAAAAAATCTTCGTTTGATTTTGAAGTTATAAGTAAATCGTGTAGCTCATCAATCTCAAAGCCATTTTGAACTTTTACAAATATTTCCCCAACAGTTGCACTTACTCTCGTTACTATTCCAATTGAAACTAAATGTGCTGGTGCAACAGGTTTATTAGCTAATCCAAAAATAATATTCCCATTAGTTCCAAGCCAAACGGGGTCGCCAATTGTAGCTGTTGAAGTATCTAAATTTGAAAATAATCCAAGTGTTATAACTTTTGAAAAATCATTAATAGCTCCAGAAGTTTCAAGTAAACCAAGCGTTTTGCTACTTGTGGATTCAGCACTATTTGAAGCCTTTGAAACAATCATATTAGTGCCTGTTGCATTACTCACATAAACGGCTTGACCTTTATTTATTGCAACTCCTAATTTTACTGAAATTTTATCAACTGCGTCAACATTTGTATTTACAAGTAAATTATCTACCTGAGTAGTTGTATAGGCTCCAACTTGTGAAGCAGTTACATTATGCGGGTTTAAATAATTTGTTAAATGCGAAATTAAAGCAGTTCCATTTGTTAAAACCCAAGTAACAACACTATCATAAGCAGTTTTTAAAGCATTTGTCAAATCGTTTTTAGTCAATGAATATCCTGTAATTTTATCAACTTTTAAAGCATCTTGACTATCTACATAAGTAGTACTTGCTAATCCACTAATTGATGGAATAGTTAATAAAACATCGCCTGTCAATCCATTTACCGAAGTAACTGCGCTTCCAGCTTCTATTTTATTAATATTTACAATATAGTTTGTAGGGGTTGCAATTATAGTAACCTCTTCAACTGTTTGACTTACATTTACGTCTATTATATCACTCATAATTATCGTGTTATATCATTAGTAATTTCAAAAATTCCATAAATCCAATCTGATTTAACCTCGCCACTTGGTAATTGAAATTCAATATCATATTTATAAACTCCCGCACAAACATTGAAAATTTGTTCGTCAATTTCACAACTACCTGTTGAAGCATTTGTAATAGTGATTGTAGGCTCGAAAATAATAGGTGTTCCCGCATCTTTGCGAACTTGCATTTTAATAATTGCATCCGTTAAATCTAACGGTAAACTATTGATTACTATTTGAAACTGAACTGCCCAAAATGTGTCTCCTCGTTTGGCTGTTAAATTTAATGTTTTCATCTTTTATAAATTGTTTTAGTTTTTTTATATTTTCAATTGTTCTTTTATCTGTTTTTCTCATAATCTTTAAATTTTATCTGCACCAATAAACCATTTTCCAAACATAAGATGACTCGCTAAAGGATTGACTACGTTTGTAGCATTTGGTTGCCATTCAGGCAATTGATGCAAATATAACCAACGTGTCATTCTATCCTGATACATTTCGCTTTTTAAACGCATATTATTTACTAAATAATCTACTTCGGTTTTTTCAATTGCAACTGAATTTTCTGGCTGTGATTTATATATTCCGTTGTTACTAACTTTATAAGCGCCTATTAAAAGGTATTCTACTGATGCTGCTGCAACTAAAAAAGGTACTATATACTTTTCGTGCAAAGTCAAATATAAACCGCTTAAATCGTCGTTTTCAAAGTCTAAACAAATTTTGTCATATAATGTTTCTCCTAAAATTTCTTCAAGTCTAATAATTTGAGCATCTTTTATACAAGGAATATAAAGGTCAATATCAATATTCCCACCTAATAACGAATTTTTCGTTAAATCATTTTCTCTTAATAAAGGTATTGTTTCCATAATTACATATCGTGTGGAGCTTTATAAGCTCTGTTATCATTAGTAGGTGCTATTTCTCCTGCTTTTCTTACATCTGCTGGTGTTGATGGTTGTGCTGTTGTATTTCCTGTATTTCCTACTTTTCTATACATTTCTCGTAACCAAAAATGGCGACAAGTTCCTGAGGAAAAATCGTCAGAAAGTTTACCTCCCCCTTTCCATAAAAATATATCATACGGTTTATTTGGGGTTGGCGACATTCCAAAACCAGGATTTACATTATTTTTACTCATCAATTCAATATCCTCTTTACGATATAATTTATTAGCAGAAATCATTTTTTTACAAAAGTCTCTTTCAGGATTTGCATTGCCACCATATCTATAACGTGTTATATATAATTTAGTATCCTGTCTAGAAACACTTTTAGTTCTTGCTATACCTGTTGAAACACTTTCTAAAGCTACTTTCATTAAACTAACACTCGATTTATTTAATCGTTCAATTTCAGCATCTAGCTCGGTTTCAGTATCATAATTTACGGGTTCTGAACTTATCAATTCCCATTCGTTTAAATCTATTTCTTCCAATAAATCATCTATTGATAATTGTGTAATAGGTGCGACTGTTAGAATTTGTGCAATAGGTTCTTCACTTCTTAAACTTTCAAACTGCAAATCCAAACTAATTGAATTTACTGCAAAAATTTCCATTAATCCATCTAAAATAATTTCTTGTTTTGGTTTAATAACATTTATCATTAGTTCTTCAAATCCAACTTTAATTTCATCAGCATTTGAACTAAAACCTGATTTATCTTTTATTCCAACTAACATTGGCGAAGTAAGTTTATGAGACGTACATAGTTGTTGTCTTGACTCATCACATAAATAAGAATACTGTTGATGTGCATCCGAAACCTCCAAAGCACTAATTGTAATTTCACTATCTTTATTATCATTCCAATTTAAAAAGAATTTTCCCGCATTACTTGATCCTGTAAGTTTATCACGAATTTGTCGGGTGTTTTCCATTATTGTTTCTTCCGACTGTTGAACCCCGCTATTCATATTAATTATATGCCCAAAAGACAAACCATTTTGGATATGATTTATAAAGTAATTTGAAAGTTCATTTTCCATTTGTGCAAATGGTAAACCCGAAACATAAGAAGGATTTTTATAGTAAAATTGTCCGACCTGATAATCTGAAATTATATAAATTTCTTGACGTTCTCCACCACCAACTCCAAAACCAAAAGCATTAAATCTAGTAGGTTTATATTTTTGTACGTTTGAAAAATCATAAGAATAATAATATGCTTCAATATCTCCATCTTCATTAGCTACTTCTGGTGCAATCTTTTGTTTGGCTACGTGAAAACACTTTTGTATTTTATTATTTTTGTAATTTACTTCAATTGAAGCTTCCCCAAACATTTCAAAATCCTTGCAAATTTTTCTTAAGTCTTTTTTAGTTATTAAGGTATAAATTAACGCAAATTGTTCTGGTTGTGTAGTTTTATCATTTGAAGTTAAACCTTTACCATAAATAAACTGCGAATAACTATCTATAATAGCAGAATTTGTAGGCGAACCATTATATGCATCTATAATAGTCTTATAAAATGAATTTTTATCGCCATTTAATACCCATTTTTTACCCTGAACCTCTTTAATTTCAGGGCGAATATAGTTCGATAGGCTTAAAACCTGTAATTTATTTATATTTTCTATTGTTGTTTCCATATTTTTTAGGCTTTTAAAACCCCTTTATTTAATTCAAAATTCTCAAAATCTGTTTGAGCTGTTGCGTATGCTTTACCACGGTATATTAATTGGTCGTTTTCATTGATTATTACCTCAAATGATTGCCCCTCTTTTAGTGTTATATCGCTAAATTCAAGCATTAAAACGCTGTTTTGGTAGTATATACTATCTACGCTAATTGTGTGCGTTAAATCCTTTAATTCGTCCCTTAAAAGCAATATAATAACGCCATCATTATACGCTCTTGGTATGCAATTTAGCTTGTACGGTGTTGTTAAATTAAATATGTTCATAATTGTTAACGTTTTACTTAATTATTGTAACAAAAAAAAGCCACCGAAGTAGCTTTTTAATTTTAATCTATTGTAATTTAAGAAACTACAACTTCTGAAACCAACGCTTGTAACGCTGTTTTAGCAGTAGTATCTAAGAACGGTGACAAATTACCCTCTTCCGCTGTAATTGTTAGTGTATAACCGCTTAAATCACCACCTGCACCACCTGATGCTTTAGTACAGTTTGCCATTGTTCCGTTCGTTGCTCCAACTAATAAAACGTTTCCATTATAGTCTTCAATAAACACATAAGGGCGACCCATACAAATCAATTGCACTTGTGCCTGTAAATCCGTACCCAATTTTGGCAAAGTAACTGCTAAAGATTGTGCATTTAAAAAAGTACCATTTTCGTTACTTGTTCCTGTTTCAGTCAAAGCATTTGTAGTTGCCTTAACTTCATATTTAAAAACTTCATCCAAAGAACCTAAACTTGTAACAGCGTGTGCAGCAATTACAAAAGAATAGTCTTGATAGTTTGCAAAATATATATTCTTAATTCCCCCTCGTTGGTCTTTACAACCAAGTAATTTCCCCTTTGCTATTAAACACATTTTTTATTTTTTTATTAAAAACCGCCTAAATTAATAAGCGGTTTTGATTAATATTATCCTGCATATAAAACGTTAAATTTTTGTTTAACAACCCAAGTAGTCATTGTGTTGATAATTTTAATGATACGTCTTGTAGATGCATTAGCTTCTTTTTCGATAATCAATTGTGAACTATCTGACAATAAATCCATAACTAATTTTAAGTTGAATTTTTGTGCTGCAATTCTGAAACCTACTAAGTCAACAAATACAATTTTCACATCGTTAAAATACATATCATTAAATGAACTTCCTACGAAGTTTTCTTGCAACGCTGCACCTTGTACTCTGTTTGCTGCTTTGATTAATTTATAGTCTCCTTTTGGTGCAAAAATTACGGGTGCATCATCTCCTGTTAATACTAAAACTTCATCAGGAATTACATTGTATATTTTTACATATTCTGCAACGATTGTAGCACTTGTTACCGCTGCAATTGTCAATACTTTTTTGTAGTCTCCTAAACCTGCTCCAGGGGTTGCTTTTGATTGTGAATCATTGTACAACATTGTAGCTGGTACTGAATCAAACAAAGTAGTTGGCATTGCTGCAACTAAAGTTTGAGCACCTGCACTAATTGAACCTTGTCCTGCTCCTGGGGTTAAACCTGCAATCAATGCTTTAGTAGCTGTAGTTGCGCCATTCCAAACTCCGCTTTCTAATTTTGCACTTGTTGCTGGTTGTACTTGAATTAATACCTTTTGGTCATATTCATCAGAAACAACTTCAAAAGCTCCTGCTTTCATTGATTTTTGAAAACGTGTACCCATCAAAGAACTTTCGTCAATAATTCCTTCAACATTGAAAGTCTTAAGGTTTACTGTTGATTTTTGTGATTTTAACGATACATTATCCGCTGTTACTGGACCATAATTAGCTGCTGAAAATGTAACATCTGCTGAACTTTCATAAATGTCCATTCCTGATTTGTGCCCCTCAACAAGTTCGATTGTTTCGCCTCTAAAAGTTGGCGAATCTGCATAGATTTCTTGGATAATTTCTGGGTACTCTGATTGTGCCGTTTTGACACCTGTAAATGATACTGCCATTGTTTTTTTGTTTAATTGTTTCTGTTAAATTTTAATTTTTCTAAATTTGTCATTTCTGAATAACTTTTTTCGACAAAAGTATTCGGCTTTGATTTTGTCGAAGCTTTTACCTCAACGTTTTTTATTTCTGCAATTTTAGCCGATAATTCAGTTCTTACTGTTTCAATTTGTTTAGCAACCTCGACCGACATAGAAGTTACAATTGATTTTACTAATTCAGCAAATTGGTCAGCGTTTGTCATTGCCATAGGTGCTTCTTCAATAACTTCTTCTTTAGCCGTTGCAATTTCAACAATAACTCCTAAGTCATCTACTGTTAAAACTGTTCCGTATTCTAAATCATAGTCTCCTGCTTCTAATGGTGTTTTATCGCCATTTTCAGCTACTATAAAGACTGGTTTTCCAACTTCAAAGCTTTCGGCTTCTAAGACTGTAATTCCGTCTTTTAACTTCATTGTAGCAAGTTCAATAGTTGCTACTTGTTCCGATAATTTTACCGAAGCAAACCCTTCCTTAATCGCATTTACGATTGTTTCTAAATTCATAGTTTCATTGTTTAAATTAATTTTCTGCATATCAAAGACTCCATCAATACTAAAGCCTTTTACTTTTCCTGTTTTAACATATTCATTCCAAATAACATCGTTATTTATTTTCATTAATCCGAACCAACTACCTACGGGTTCATTGAAACCATAGTGTACTGATTTATCGTGTACTTCATCCTCTTTTATCCAACTTTCAACAAATGTTACATTTTCAATTTGTTCGCCACTATGCTCAAGTGTTGAATTATTTTGATAGCCTTTTAAAGCAAAATTTTGTTGAACTTGTTTTATTGTTTCTTTTGGGAAAACTATATTAAATTCTTTTCCGTCTTGGTTTCTATAAATAGGCTGTTCAGGAATTAAAATAGCACCCATTAAAATACGTTGCTCTTCATTTACAGTAGCTAATTTAAGCTCCTTTTGATTTGATAGTGTAATGAAATTAACGCCAATAGCGGGGTTGTTTACTAATGAAATAGCGTAAACCCCCTGATTGTCTTGTTCGTTAAAAAGCACTGTATAAGTTTCCATAATTGTTAAACGTTTATTAAATTAGTTGTTATAAACTTTACCCCATCGAAGCATTAGCAATAATATTTCTATTTAAACTTTGCCCCGTTGTAACTGCTCCTGCAACTACATAAGCTTGTATTGGTTGCTGTTGTTGCCCTCCTATTGCTTGAGCTATTTGGTTTGTGCCACTTGCACCGACTACGTTGAATTGAGGTGCTGTTGGTGCTGCTCCTGCTGTACCTCCTCCACTTGGTGCCGAACCTCCATCACTTTCTCCACTTCCTAAAATGGATTTAGCTCTTCCAACTGCTCCAAAAACTGCCGCTACTTGTGTTGCATAAAATAAAGGAAATGCAAAGGCTGCTGCTGGTCCCGTTCCTTTTGCGGATTTTTGTGCTATATCTAAACCATTTATTAAACCTGTAGCGGAACCAATTGCTATTTCTGCTAATGCTGCTACTTTTGCAGCTGCTGTTCCCTTTTTAAATAAAGCACTTAATCCACCTAATGCGCTAGCTGTTTGATTCCAAAGATTTATTTTTAAATCAAATTTAGCTTGCTCAATATCTGCTTGTGTTTTTGCATCTGCTTTATTTGCAATTTGCATTCTTTCTTTATGCTCTCCATTTAATTTTTCAATTAAAGTTTGTTTTTCAAGTTCTGTATTTGCTAAATTTTCAATTTCAGTAACGCTTTTTTGATATGCTAATTCTTCTTTTTTAACTGCTGTATCTGCTAAACGATTAGCCTTTTCGTCATCGTATCTTTTATTTAAATCTGCTATTGCTTTATTATGGGCATCCTCTAATTGTATTTCCTGATTTTGCAAATCAATTAAAAACTTTTCCCTATCTTTTTTTAATAATTTATTATCATTTAAAACAATATTTCGTTTTTCATCAATAGATATTTTATTGTTTTTCAATTGTTCATCTACGCTTGCTTTTTCTAAATCAAAACTTTCTTTTTGCTTTTGAGTTTTTACTTTTAACGCTTCTTTTTCAGCTTCTGTTTTTGATTTTAATATTTCTTTTTGAGCATCGGAAGCTTCTTTTGCATCTGCTGTTTCTTGTCTTAATAACATTTTTCTTTGCTTATTAAGTTTTATTCCAGTCATTGCGTTTTCAGTTTGCGCTTCATTATATGCAATTTCTAATTCTCTTAATTCAGCTTTTGCCTTTTTTTCTTCCTCCCCACCCATTGCTTTAGCTCTTACTTTTGCAATTTGCAAATCTTTTAAAGCAATTCTTTCTTTTTCTTTACTTGATGCAATTTCAGCTTTTGTAACTTCATCTAATGCCTTTTTTTTATCTTTAATGCTTGCGGTTTCATCTGTTAAAATTTCACGTGATTGTACTAATAATTTATTAGTTTCAGATTGTACAACCGCTTGCATTTTACGAGCTTTGTCATTTACTTGCTGTTGTGTTTCTAAATTTTTAACTATTTTATAAGTAGTTCCGTCAACTGCATTTCCTAATTGTTTATATGAATTTGAAGCTTCGTTATTTGCTTTTTTCATATCGTCAGCTGCTCCAGCAAAATCCAAAGTAATGAATTTATAAGCTGCTGTAGTTACGTCGATTAAAGCTCGTCCAAGTCCAAAAATTGCATCTTTTACTTGTGTTCCAACTGCTTCAATTCCCGCAAATATTGTTTTCAATTCTTTTCCACCAGCCACTGAACTTTGAAAAGCTTCGTATAAAAATTTAGCAGTAACAACTATACCAGCAAGTATTGCACCAACTGGATTTGCTACCATTTCCCACATTTTCAAAATCAATCCATTTGCACCTTTTACAGCACTACCAAAAGCGGGATTAAGTTTACTTACTCCATCGCCTAATTGATTGATAAATTCGGATTGCTTAGAACCTTGCATTGTTTCTCCTAATGCAGTTGATTCTTTTGTAGTTTCTTTTAAACCTGATTTAAGTTTATTAATTCCATTATTAGCATTTTCAATATTGCTTTTAACTTCTATATTTATTACTTTTTCAATTGCCATTTTATGTATTTTTAAATTTTAATTTTAACATTTTTTTAAAAAGTTGATAGTTAGATTTAGGATATTCAAATTTCCCTTTTGCTATTGAAATTATTTCGTTATCATCGTATTTCTCTGCTAATTTTAGCATTTCCATTATGTGCTGTATCATATTGCTGTTTGTAAAAAAGTTATGTATTCCATTACTTCTATAATTCCATTTCTTATATATTCAATTCCTATTTTGTCGGTTCTATCAGCTCCACTATTATATGGAATATTAACTATCAATTCTAAATCTGTATCGTTATTTATGCTCGTTGTATAATCTAAATAGTTTTCTGCTCCTTTTATTCCAAAACTATCATAATCATTTTTATAAATTATAACTTTAATAGTTTGTGCTGTTTTATCAGTTTGAACTTGGCTATAATTTGCAAACCTATAACCTACTGTAGAACGTGCATCTATATTTCTGTAATCAGTTAATAAATCGAAATTTGTTTCTCCAGTTGTTAAATCGGTTGTAAATGAATTTATAAGATACCTTTTACCGCTAATTATTAATCTGTCATTCAATAAAATTCCATACTCTTTTGATAATAAACTAGGTGGCAAAATCGCCTTAATTTTTATATTTCTTGATTTAATATTATAAATATTATTTATGTAATTTGAATAGTGTCTATAATACAATCCTTTAGGTGCTATTACATTATACCAAGGTGACTGCTCGTTATTAAAATTCATAGTCATTAAAGCCGACAAACTTGTATCAGTAGGTAAAGAATTATATTCATTTGAAAATCTATTGTAAAAAGAAAACGCATTGATGCTTGTTTCAGTTGTAATTTTTATTGGATTTGAACCGTCAACTAATTGTAAATCATTTAAATAAATTAACATAGGTTTTGGAGTATATGGTTTTAAATCTTTGTCAATTATACTCGCTGTTTCAAAGTTCTCGTCAACTGTTCGCTCAAATAATACATTCTCAAATGGTAGTTTTATATCGTAGTTACTACTTTCATTTGAGTTTAAGGCACTATAAATAAGGTCTCCATATTCTTTACCATACAATCCAAAATAAGCATTATTAAGTATGTTTGTACTCTTTTCATATTGGAAATTTATAGACTTATAAAGCTTTGGTCGTTCAATATCAGCATCATTTGAATTACAATATTTAGTAATATCAGTAATTTTACCGCTGTTATAATACTGCTCTAATGGTATAAATTCAAAAGTGTCAATATCGGTAGGAATTACTATTAAATTAAACGCTTTTATAATTCCTGTAACAAAATCACTTATTTTTATATCAGGCACATAATTTTGTATGTGAAGTGTTGACGTAATTGTTTTTAAATTTGCGTGTGCTCGATAATTTATTTCTCCAAATGAAGTTGTAGCAATTTGCATTTCTAAGGCACTTAAATATTCAAAATAAGAAGTAGCTGAAATTGTACAATAATATTTCTGAATAGTACTATTATAATCAACCACGTTAATATCGTCTAATTGAAAACCACCACTTCCAAGTCCATTAAAACTTCTAATTTCTACATTATTTCGATAAACTGTAACTGTATATGGTATCGTTTCATATCCAATTGGATTGACATATACATCCATCGTAATATGTCTATAATTATTAGGCACGGAATAATCTAAAGTTACAATTCCTGTACTTAAATTTAATTGTGTAAAATTACCATAATCATCTACATCATAAGTCATTACACTTGGAGGTGTTGATGGTTTGAATACCTCCGCATTTTTCAAATACAAATATAATTTTGTCCATTGGTCAAGGCTAAAAAATGTACCTATAAATTTTAACCCAAAACATTGTTCTACAAATCCTAAAGCTAACGACATCGGTACAGCAGGAAACAATTCATTCCATATAATAGGCGAACTATCTAATGTAATATCTTGATTTGCAATTCCATTTTTATAGTAGTACTTCTTTTGTGAGCCAATTAAAGGATAGCACACTTGATTATTATTTACATTTGATGTTATCCTATCTATAACTTCACTTGAGCTATAATTATGGTTTAAAATGCTCCACCAATTTACACCATTTGAGCTTACTAAGTCTCTTAGTTTTATATCTTTAAATTTATCTTTTAATTGTGTTAAATTTCCGTAAAAAGTAACGCTATAACTTTCGATATATCCGTTTTTCTTATTAGCTTTTTCAAGTTGCACATTCCCAACTTTAAAAGTCATCGTATCTAATTCAATATAAGCATCATATCTTTTACGGTGGTCGTAACCATTGTCTACATCACTTTCATACCAATGTGAGAAAATAGCATTGTTATGTTTTGATGCAGGAATAGTGAAACTTTGCGAGTAATCAGTAAATAATTTACCGATATCATTTGAGTTTTGGATTGAACTTGTAATGCTTATTTTTTCATCGTGGAATAATTCAACACGGTTACTTGTTTGTGTGTAAATTTCATATACGGAAGTGGTATCTAAATTAAATGTTAACGCATCGAAATTTAAATTACTGCTTCCGCTATTCGTACATTTAAAATAATAACCTTGTCCAGTACCTTCAATAATTCGAATAGTATAATCTTTCCATTGATTAGTTACCCAAGTTTTTGTAGTATCTAAAATTTTAGTATTAATACTTTCTTCATTAATACCACCATCAAAAACTTCATCTTTTTTTATAAATAACCCTACATTTATCATACTACATTATTTTTTAAGTCATAACTATACTCGAAATCTATTTCGTAATTAATCATCTTATCTTTTAAACTTGTTTTAAAAGTCAAAGAATTTGTTTTAACTTTTGCGGGTTTATCATCTATTAAAACAGTTTCACTTAATAATAAATCCTGCATCAAAATACTATAATTTTCATCAACCCAACCAGTATTACATTTTATAGTTTGATTACCGTTTAAATTAAACACTTTGCTTTGCCCTCTTAACGGATTATAATTAGTTTCATTTGGTAGTAAATTAAATTCTGAACCCTTAACACTTATACTATTAGTTGATGCCTTAAAGAACGTTAAAAACTGCCACCCACCACGTGCGTTTTGAAAGGCGCATTCGATTGGTTGGTATTTACATTCTTCAATGGGAATAGATTGTAATGTGCTATCGATATAGTCTTCTGTTTGATTATAAATAGCAATTAAACAAGGTAATTCAGGATTTGATAAATTTACATTTGAATATGGTATTTTTAAAAATATAATTCCATTATCAACATATGTTTCATTATATTCTCCATTAATATTTTCATAATGAATTAAAAATTGAGTAACAGTGGTATCTAATAATAAATTGAAGTAACCATAATTTGAAGGAATAAATAAATTTTTACAATGGTTATAAGTCGCTAAACTTAATTTTGTATCATTTGCAATTTGTTGACCGACCATATAATCAGTCCACCCATTTAAACCTACATAATTTTCAGTACTTATTAATGTTAAATCTTTTATACTCGCTCCAGTAAATGTTTCAACTTTAAAAAAACACCAACACTTTACATTTTCTTCTTCTATTATATCAGTTCTAACTGCACTAATAGGCTCTATAAACTCTTGCAAATAATTAGATATATTATAGTCGCATTTTCTATTTATTAAACTCGGTACCGCTTTTGATAAAATATAATTTGGCTCGGTAGGTTCCGCATCTCCTTTATTCCAGATGTATAACTTTAATTGTGTTGCTAATTGTCCAACCTCGTCGATTGATATTATAAACGGGCTATTTACTTGTACTACTTTCATTTTATATCTTTTAATGTAAATTTTAAGAATGTTTCTAAATCTAAACCGTATTTTTCTGCAATTGTTTCATCAAACTTTTTATATTCTAAATCAAAAGCATTTCTAAAGAATTTTGTTTCAGGCGTTCCCTTTAAATAAATGCTCCTAACGATTGCCATTACTAATGATTTCCTTGAAGTGAATTGACCCTTTGCATTCCTTGTACCACTTAGCCCTTTACGAACTACCCAACTATCAATAGCTCTTGTTAAGCCACCTTTTTTACCTGTACCACTGCCGAATTTGAAAGGGCTATTTGGTGCTTTAGAACCGCTTATTTTACCTTGTACACCGTAATCTAAATACTTCCAATGTTCATCTGCAAAGAAATCAAAAGCAATTGAATTTTTACTCACTTTTGATTTGAAATTTAAAGATTTAGATAGGTTACCACTTGTATTGTGTGTTCCATATTTCCCGCCTGTCTTTAAATTTTCCCTTGCTCGTTCAATTACATAAGCACCGAACTCGTTTAAGGCTTGTTGGGTTAAATTAGCATCCATTACATACTTCAATTTCGTTATTTTGTACACTTAATTCAATCTCACATTTCCATCCGTCTAATGCGTTTGTAAATGCCATTAATATAGGTTGTAAATTCGGGTCGTTTAATAATTCAATATCATAATCATTTCTTTGCAAACGCATATTAGTAATCATAAAATTCAATATTGCGTGGCACGTGTTTAAATTATCTAATTCATTATCGTTGCCTAAAAATTTATCTTTTACTTTTATTTTAGATATGTTTCTTATATCTACTACTGCAACTTCAAAAGTGAATTTAACCTCTCCTGCTCCAATGCTTGAACTTAAAATATTTATATGTGCAAGTGGGAAAATACTCTTTTTAGTATTATCGATTATATCTGTACCGTGTGTGATTGTATTTAAAAGCGGTGCTTTTTCAAGTGTGCTTTTGATGTAATCTATTGAATTATAGAATGCTTTCATTTGATGTGTTTTTTAATATTTTTTTGTTCCTCGTTGCTTTCGTCTGTTAAGAATGATAATAACGTTAGTGATTCGTGTAAAGGCTCTTTTCCAACTTCTCGTACATTGATTCTAAGCTCTCTCGCAAGTCTAACAAATGCCCAATACCAGCCCCACCTTTCGCCAAAATTTCCTCCAAATTCACGCCCTCCATCTTGGCTTTGCTCTCCAAATGCAAGAGTATATTGCTCAATAATTCTTTGCTTAAAGTCCAAAAAAAAAGTAACGAACCGTTAACAACATCCATTGTAACTTCTTTAAATAGTTTGCCTTTTGTTTCGTCTCCGTCGTATGTTTCAATTGAATAAAACGGTAATGCTTTCTTTGTAATTGGTCTGTATAAAACTGACATTAATAATGCTAAATTATCTGTATTACCTAACAAAGTATCAATTGTAGCGTGTTCACCTAAACTAATTTTATCAAAGTTTGGAATAAAACCATATTCGATTTTATTAAGTTTGAACGTGTGAACTAATTTAGGTTTGCTATCTAATACCTTTTCAATTGTTTTTACTATTTCAGCAAAGTCATTGACTGGTATTTTCATTACTTCCTTTACATCTAAATTACAGAATATAGATACCATTTGAATACAAACAAATGTTTCATCGTCTGGATTGTCTTTTACTACTTGAACATATCTCAAGTATTGTGACAATCTTATATCTTTTAACTCTGTTGGAATTATTATCTTCATATCTTTATAACGTTTTAATTTATGTTTGTTTATGTTATCCGAACTTCTCTTGCTCTTAATTGCTTATGTGCCTGAATACTTAATGCTAAACTTATAACACTATCGTCGTGTACGCCTGTAGGTGCGCTGTATTGAACGTTCCTTGTATTGGGGTTGTATATGTAAGTAAATGCTTCTAACTCATCTATAAGCCAATTTATATCCAATATACTTATATCTTTTTGCTCAAAGCAAACTGCTAACTCTTCAATCATTATTGGTTTACTTTTACTTGAAGTTACAAAAGGATATACTTTTTGTCCACATAACTTTTTTAACATTTCATAAAATACATCACCCTGATTGTTTACCTCTACAAATACCCTCGCATTATATTCGTTTATTTTAGCTGCTACTTTATTTATAATGCTAGTCCACTCATCTTGTCTCCAACGCTCTATAAATACTATTTGTTTATGTTCGTTTATAATAGTCAATACAGTGTAATCGTCTGCCCTACCAATATCTAATCCACCGTGATATTTAGTTGAGTCTGTAGGCTCTTTAATACACTCTCTAACATTAGAAAATAAACCACTTGCATTATCTAAAAATTCAGCTAAATATTCCTGTTTGAATATATGACTTGGTAAACTTCTTTTACGCTCTTCTAAATCTAATGAATTAATAAATGGTGTATCATAACTTGTAAAATGAAAGTACTTATATCTCTCGTCGTAATTAGGTTGTAATGATAATTTATAAAAATGGTTCTTACCTTTTGGGGTGCTAATAAATAAAACCTTTTTACCTTTTACTAATACAGTTGCAGAAAGTACCTCGCTCCAAAGTTCCTCACGTGTAAATGCGGTCTCATCTATTATTAAATAGTCAAATGTATTACCACGAATATTATCGGGTCTCTCACCTGAAAAAAAAGATATAGTACTTCCAAAACCTTTAACAGTTAGTTCGCTTTGATTAAACTCAAAAAGACCACTCAATCGAGTAGCCTTTTCTAATTCCGCAAATACTTTTTTTCCTTGCTTATAAACTGGTGTTACCCACGCTATATTACAACCTTTATTATTGATTACCCAATATAACATTTGGTTAATTCCTAACATAGTTTTTCCGAACTGTCTACCTATGTTTAAGATATAATATTTATATGGGTCGTTGTTTATACTATCGTGTATTACTTTTTGATTTATATGCGGTTTATATCCTTTTACACTACTCATCAAATTCAAATTTAGTAACGCTTACATCCGTTTGAACTTTCTCAACCAAGCTGTTTAATCTTTGTGTTATACTTGGATTATAAACCCCAGCCATACCCCCCTCGATTTGGTCTTGTCTAATAGCTTTTTTTACTCGCAAACAGATAGTGGAATAATTTTCGTAATTGTTA